ATCCTTATGTACGATTCTTGAACGGGCCACTTTCTCAGACTCATGTTGTTACACCCGAAAGCGTTAGATACATTCAGCCATACGCAAGATACCAGTATTACGGTCTGGAGTTTAATCATACTCTAGACTATCACCCTAAAGCTACTGCTTTTTGGGATAAGGCAATGCTTGCAGAGAAAGGCAAAGAGTTTAACAAAGAGGTCAAACAAATTTTGAAGCGGAGGCTGAAAGAATTAAATGGCTGATATGAATGAAGCTGTCATCAACTTCATAATGGACTGTCCCGAGATTCAAGCGCATCCGTTATACTTTAACTTCGCCGAAGCAAAGGATAATACAAAGCAGCTTGTAACAGTAGCAAACGATAGAATCCTCAATAAACCCTATATAGACGGTTCGGTACAGAAGAGATACTCTTTTACTATCATAGATTTCAGATCTGTTATTTATCAGGCTCTAGTCGATGGCATGGTAGATAAGAATGAGAATGTAGAAGAAGTAGTAGATGTTCAGTCAATCATAGATTGGATTGAAGACCAAAACGAGTTGAAGAACTTTCCAGATTTTGGTATAGGATATACGGTCGATGAAATGCACTGCGCATCAGATGTTCCGAACTTAAATGGGGTAGATACCAATGTGAAACCTGCATTGGCAAAATACAGTTTTACAATCCAGATAGATTATCTGGACAGTACAAAAAAGATCTGGACATAAAAGAAGGAGGTGCCGAACATGGCAAATAGCTTTAACTTACCCGCCGGACAGAGAGCAGAACGTAAACTGCTTATCACCGTTGTGGAATGGACTGAGACCGTAGGCACTACGAGTACTCAGAAGAGAGAAATCCTCGGTACAAGAACAGAGGATTCCAGCATTGAATACAATGCGGACATTGCAACTAGCACTGATATCAGAGGTATTAACTATACCGATATCAACAAGACTCAGCCTCAGCAGGACTTCGATCCTTTTCTTGTATTGGGTGGATCCGAACTCGGCGCACTGCTGAACGACATCCGTACCAGAAACGCTCTGGCAGAACTGTCTCAGTTTACTGCTTACATCATCACTGCTTACATCGGTAATAGCAATGATGGTTATGCAGCTGAGAAGCATGAAGGATGTACGATCGCGTATAACAGCCTTGGCGGAGATAGCAATGTGAACTTCCCCATCTCACTCTATCTTTCCAACAATGCTGCAAATCTTGGCAGACCTCAGACAGGTACTGTCGATAAGCTCACTTCGGACTTTGCATTCACTCCGGATGTGACTGTCTAAATAACAGGAGGAAGATATGGAACAGATTCAGGAACAACAGGTAATTGATTTACAGATTGCGCCTACCAAAAAACGCAAGATTCGTATCAATGGAGATCAGTCCAGAATCCTGGAATTAGATCTTTCCGATATGGGTATTGTAGGTAGATTAAAAACTGCTTACAGAGATCTTCAGGCACTGTCCAAAAAGGTAGCAGCTTTAGGTGATGATCTTGATAAAGAAACCACCGAAGAAACCTTAGAGGCTATGGATGCCAAGCTGAAAGAAGTGGACGCAGAAATGCGTCAGAAGATCGATTACCTGTTTAACTCTAATGTCAGCGAAGTATGCGTACCTAACGGGACTATGTACGACCCTTGGGAAGGCGAGTTTATGTACGAGCACGTTATCGAATCTCTGTCCAAACTGTATGAAAACAATTTGGAAGCAGAGTTTGAGAAGATTAAGAAGCGCGTAGATAAACATACGAGGAAATACACGGCGGGCAGATAATGTATGAGCTTCCAACGAGCATTGAAATAAAAGGAGAATCATGGGCAATACGGAATGATGGGGATTTTCGTATTGTCCTTGATTGCTTCGCAGCAATAAATGATCCAGATCTTTCAAATGCCGAAAAAGTAATGGCATGCATGATCATCTTTCTACAAGATGTAAACGATTTATCCGATCTTGATAAGATTCCTGATATAGAAGAAGCTTACAGTGAAATGGTTAGGTTTTTCAATTGCGGTCAGGAAGAAGGCACTTCCAATACATACAATCTAATCGACTGGGAAAAGGATTCTACTCTTATAGCATCTGCGATAAATAAAGTTGCAGGAAAAGAAATAAGAGCTGAAAAATACTTACATTGGTGGACGTTTATGGGATATTATGTAGCCATTGGCGAATGTCCATTATCTACAATCGTAGGTATTCGATATAAGAAGATCAAAGGTAAGAAACTAGAAAAATACGAACGGCAGTTCATAACAGATAATCCTCAATACTTTATCCGGGATAACAGGACTCAGGAAGAAAAAGATTTTGAGAAAGAATTGAGAGAACAATGGAACGGAGGATGATGAAATGGCATCTGAAACCGATGTTGAGTTAAAAATAGCGCTTAACACCCAAGGTGTAAAACAGTCTGCTAGGAATCTGCGTAAAGAGATCAATTCTATTTTCGAAGCATCTGCTGGGAAGAAGATGGACTCTCAGATGATGCAACTTCAAACTAGGATGTCTAAATTAGCCGGTGAATCTAGAGAATGTACTAAAGAGATTGAGCGTCTGGCTAATGAAAAAATTCCTACCGAACAATATGCACAGGCAACCGAGCGTGTTCAGAATCTTCGAAAAGCGTTTGAAAACGCAGAAGAAACATGGCAAAGACTAGAAGCTATTGGAGCTAGTCAGACAAGTATCAATCAATGGGTTGATAAAGCAACTTATTTCGAAGAAAAGTTAAAAGAAGCCGAAAAAGAAGTTCAGAAGATCCAGCAGGAGGGTAAAGCGTTTGAGCTTAAAGATAATTCTGCTCAGATTGATAAATTAACAGAGAAGAGCAAGAATCTCTATAATGAGATGGCAGTTACTGTTAATAAGGCATATGAATTAGATCCAGCATTAAAGCAGTCTGTCCAGGACCTTCAGAAAATGGAACAAGCAGGCGGAAAGACTCCAGGTTTCATTGATACAATGAAGGAAGCATTTCAGCGTATGGCAGATGGAGCAAAACATATCCCGGAAGCATTAGCTGGACTTGCTAAATCTGGAGCCAAGAAGGGATTAGATCTTCTGAAGAAAGGCGCTTCTGCTGCGGCTAAAGGATTTCTTAAACTGGCAGACGGAGCAAAAAAGGCATTGAGGTCAGTTGGTAGTTTTGTAAAATCTGGACTAGGTAAACTCCATTCCGGATTACAAAAGACATCTGCTGGATTCAGTGGAGGGTTTGGTAAGATCCTTAAATACGCTCTTGGATTAGCCAGTTTAAGAATGGCTATAAACAAACTAAGAAGCGCCGTAAAAGAAGGCATAAACAATCTCGCTCAGTTTAATAACGGTAATAACGAAACCAATAAATCATTGTCGATGTTACAGTCCTCATTGGTACAGATGAAGAACGCATGGGGAACTGCATTTGCTCCTATTCTTAATCTTGTAGCTCCTATGCTTAACACTCTTATCCAGTTATGCACGCAGGCAGCCACCGCAGTAGCAGCTCTTTTTGCCAAGTTATCAGGCGCCAGTACCTTTACAAAAGCTACTGCCGTACAAAAGGACTATGCGAAGTCCTTAAAGGGCACAGGAAGCGCTGCAAAAGACGCAGCGGGTAAGCTAGCGGCATTCGACGATCTGAATGTTTTAGGGGATGACAGCAGTTCTGGAGGCGGTGGTGCCGACTTAGATCCAAATCAGATGTTTGAAACGGTTCCCATCGACGATGCTACCTCAGATTTTGCGGATAAGCTTAAGCAGGCATGGGCAGACGCAGATTTTAGCGACATTGGTCAGATCATTGGAGAGAAGTTAAGAGATGGTCTTGAGATGATTCCTTGGAATCGTATACAGGACGCAGCAAGAAAGATTGCAAGCTCTATTGCTACCTTGATCAATGGGTTCATCAAAACAGAAGGACTTGCTCAGTCTATTGGTAAAACCTTAGGCGAAGCATTCAATACTGCATTCATATTCCTGTACGATCTTATAACTAAGATTGATTGGTACGCAATCGGAGATTTTATTGGAACTGCTTTAATGGAGGCTTTCAACACTATAGATTGGGATCTCATTGGAGCTACCTTTGCCGAGAAGTATAATTCAATCTTCGAAGCTATGCAGGGATTTGCAGATGCTTTTGATCCAGAACTTGTATCAAACAGTATCTCTGATGGATTAAATTCGGCGATCAATAATGTCAATTGGGCAGAAAATGGAGCCGCATTAAGTGACTTCGCAATTGATTTCCTTCAGGCTATTCGTAAGTCGATTGAGAAAGTTAATTGGCAGCAGTTAGGCAAAGATGTTGCTCAGTTTATTGGTGCCATTGATTGGAGTACATTAGCAGATGAACTGTTTGGAGGGCTTGGCGCAGCGTTAGGTGGATTAGCTGGATTTCTTTGGGGTCTTATCTCGGATGCGTGGAGCTCAGTAGTTGGT